TGAAGGAAATAAAAGATTCATATTGTGATAGTACTTTTATTCTGAATGACGGAAATATGCGACATTATATGGAAAAAAAGGAATTTAGTTGGGAAAATAATACAGATATTAATAAAGTTTGTAGAATTATATCCATTATAGGTTCTCAAGTTGTGAATATTCATCATCTTGATTGTATGCAGCTAAGTAAAGATGACGAATTATATGTAGCAAAGGAAATATTAAAATTAAATGATTGGACTAATAAAAAAGATCTTTTAATAAAAAGTATCAACAAAGATGATATACTCATGATTGAAAATGAATACTAATAGTGTACTTTCCCGAACTACTTTTAAAAAATTTGATAGGATTTATAGTTTAATAAAAAAAATCATGAATAAGTCCGAACAAAGTCAGAAAACATTAATGAAAAATCAAAGTGAAATTAGCAGATCTTCAGGATACTTAAAAAATTATAATATAGAAAAAAAAATGAGAAAATTAGTAGAAGATTTTGGGGTAAATCAGACTCCTTGTGAGACGATAGACCATGCATTTGAAATGTTAGAATATGCTTTAGGTGAAGCATCCCTTCTAATAAGAGATGATACATTTAGGGGTTTTCGCCTTATGCAGTCGGTTTTCTGGTACACTTGCTGAGTTTCCCTAGTTTGCCTATTCCCAATCAGAAAGCTACAATTGTGCTAAAAACTTTATGAGTGCAAAAAAAAATAGATAAAATTCTTAGTTTTTTTCTAAATAGTTAAATTTATATTAAAAATATTTTTATTTAATATGTTGAAATACCAGTTAAGCTATATATATGCGATTCAAGATTAATTTTTTCATTTATTTTATTTAGTAATGATGGATAATATTCCTTTAAAAAAATACCCGTTTTACCAAGAATCCTTTTTCCATTTTCAAAATAATAAATATCATGATTCCATGCAATTTTGAATCCAGTATTAGTATTTAATAGTTTTTCTAAATGACACGCATATTCAAATGAGTCTCTTTTCATTATCGATTAATAAATTTTGATAACATAATTATTATAGATATTAATATCAAATTTTTAAATACATAATTTTTTAGAGAATAAAATCAAATCATGCGGACTCAATTATATTATCTTTATAGTTCATAGTTTTGAATCCTCTAGCTATGTGGATTTTCCAGCCTTGTTTTTCAATTTGATTTTTTTCGTTTTTACTAATAGAATCCCATATTTTCTTTTCAGTAAATAATCTATTTGAGGTTTTCCAAGATGCATTTGTCCAATTATCATGATAAATAAAATTAGTTCGATCATATTTTGTTGCTTTATATGGTGAATGATCACTGTTAAAATGTTCACAATTAGTTCCAGTCATCAAATTATAGGATCCATTATTAAATAAGAGAATTCTATCTTCATATTTTATATGTTCGATGATATTATTGTCTTTTATAAAATCAAAATGTTCATCTATATCGTCTTCCAAAATGTAATTACCAAATGTGATTTTATCATTTATATTGGTTATAACTCCAGATATGTCTTCTTGGTTTAAATATTTAGAAATTATAGAAATAGCTTTTTGAAGAGGTTTAGTTCTTTTTTTTTTACAGTGTAGATCATCCCAAATTTTAATTTCATTTTTCAAAATTTCGAAAATTTCTTTTTTTTCATTATAAGTTAAATTTTGCATATTTGATTAGTTTAAAATTCATAGAATTAATCAAATTTTTTTAAATTGTGATCAAAAAATTGAATAGACGTTTAGACAAATTATTAAAAAGATGGCATTAGAAATTTTGAAATCAGTAATAGGAGAAAATAATTTGAAATATGATAATTTAGAGAAAATGCAAAATAAATTAGAAATATTATGGTGTGGTCTTGTATTTCAAGTTTTAGAAAATGAAGAAAATAAAATTGATGAGAATGTGAAGATATCTGCAATTGTTCTTGATACTATGTTAAATGGGCTTGAGTTAATTAAGGAGAAAGAAGATGAGTCAAGAAAATCAAAATATGAAGATGAAGAATTGATAACAAATTATACAACTTCTAGATTAAGAAAAGTATATTTAAAGAAAAAGGAGAAAGAAAAAAAAAAAAAATTTGTGGAATTGAAAAAAAATATTGTACTATAAATCAGGATCTTAAAAAATTGTGTAGATCAAATTAGTAAGATCTATAGAAATAAAAATAAAAATGAGAATATATAATTAGGTTCAAGTAGTTATTTATATTTCAATGAGATCTGAGAGTTATTATTAAATATAACATGTATGTGTGATAGAATTAAAAGAAAATTTTATTTATTTTAGGTGGGATCCATGCAAAACTATCTTGAAAACTTTCGATTTTATTATTATTTTTTTTGTTTACATAACCTGGGGCTGGTGTCATCGGATCAGAATATATAGAATTGCTATTATCACCACATCCTGAACAATCCCTTGCATTTTCATATCCATCATTGAATGATTGATTTAGAATTTTATCAATATCATCTGCCAATTTATATTTATTAATATTTTTGATGGGTCCTGCCCATGGACCATAACCACCTGTGCCAGTATCATAATTACCCCAAACTCCTTTTTTGTTGTTTAAATAATTTTTTAAACTATTTGTCTTTGTTTTCCTATTTATTTTGGGCATTTTTTTACAAATTTCATTTATATTTCTGCCTTTATTATATAATTTGCAATCCTTATCAGATAAACATCTTTTGTCACCGACCCTGCAAAAATTATCTTCAATAGCACATTCATTACTATTTCGACATTGATCACCAGGAGGAATTTTGCCTTCTCTGGATGTATCTGTGTTAGGAGGGTAATCACTGTCGGGTATATCATTTTTTTGTAGATTATTATCAAAAGGTCCTTGAGATGGAAAATTCAGACCTGTGTTGGAGGGGATATCGGATGATGAATTTTGATTTATATTAATATTCATAGAGTTTTGCATTCTTTTCCCCATTCCGACACCCATCCATTGATTCATTTTTTCTTTTGAAACATTAATGATTTTGGTTTGATTATTGGATGGACTAATATTATGGTTATCGCCAGATAAAATATGATTTAGTATTTGTTCTTTATCTTGAATAGTTACATCATAAGGATTTTGTCTTTTCATTTGATTTAATTTATATTTCATTTCTTCACTAATATTGAGTCCAAGACTGTTTAAACCGAATCTTCTATTTTTTATTGCTTCTTGTCTCCATTGGGGTTTTTGATATATGTTCGGATAATCAGATGGACAACTAGTTGATGTTGAGTTCCATGCATGAGGTGGTTCATCTAAAAAATATTCAGTTAATTTTTTATTTTTTTTTTCTCTAATAACCTTAAAATAGTAATATATAGATAATAATAGAGCAATAAAAATACAAATTAATATTAAGTTTTTCAACATTATTATAATTAATATATATTTTAAATTTTAAAAATAAATAAATAAAATAAGTAATTAAATATTTTATTAAAAATCATTTTGATAAAATAAATAATATTATCAAATGATGATTAATAAATATTTGAATAGGTTTACATTTTTTTTTTTTTTTGATTATAAGATAACTTTATTAAATAATAAAAATGATTATTTAATTTTTTTTATTTGATTTTATATAGTTTATATAAATATGTATGAATATATTTTGAACAAATTACGTAAGTAGAATTATTTTGAATAGTAAGAATATAATATTTATATAAATTTATAAATGTTCTATTTATTGTATTTAAAAATATATAAAAATTTGAATTGTTACACAAAATAAAATTTAAAGGACTTAAGATTATGTTGGAAACGAAAAAGGATTTGAAAATGAATAATGTTCCTAATGAGATATTTCTCACCGGTGCAACAGGATTTATTGGTAAAATATTATTATATTATTTTTTAAAGTGTAAGGATATTGTGAAGATTCATGTATTAGTTCGAGAAAAACGGGATAAAACAGCTGATGTAAGATTTAAAAGGATTATAGCTGAATGTCCTATATTTCATGATTGTGTGGATGATCTCCTAGCTCGTACAAATGTTGTAAAAGGAAGTTTATCTGAAATACCAGAAATTCCTAATAATGTAACACATATAGTTCACTGTGCTGCGAGTATATCGTTTAACCTTCCAATTAAAGAGGCTGTTTCTGCGAATGTTGATCCTTCTCTTGCATTACTAAGACGATCGCTTTCCCTTAGGAATTTGAAAAGTTTTGTGCATATTTCGACAGCATATGTAAATCCAACTCATTGTGGTAATAAGGCTTTAGTAGATATGGGTATTGATCCTGATATTCTTTATAATGATTGTGAAATAGGTTTTCAATACTTTCGAGGGCATCATCATAATTCGTATACATGGAGTAAGTGTTTGGCAGAACTTTTGATGGACAATTTTGCTAAAAAACATAATATACAACTTACGATCGTAAGACCATCAATTGTTGGACCGTCAATATCTAAACCATGGACTGGTTGGATTGATTCTAAAGCAGCTCTTACGGGTCTTTATATGTTGTATGGACTTGGTATAATGAGTACAGAATATATTAGTTCGATGAATGTTGTTCCGGTTGATTGGGTATGTGAGGTGACAATGGAAGCGCTTATGAATCCATGTGATAGGAATGATGGTAAATGTAGTATATTACATGCAACTTCTGAGGTACAATTATTTCCTCTTACTTGTTATGAGAGTCTAATAAAGCAATATGACAATACTATAGGACTTCGGGGTAGAGTGGCACCTGTAACGAAGTTACTAAATACGCATTCTGCGATTCATGCGAGGATTAACGAATTGTTTTTTGAAACGATTCCATTAACAATTTCAAGTTTGTTTGGAGATATTAAGCGCAAGCGGCAAATTGCTAATATATTCGACGCACGAACTAATGTAATGGGTAAATTTGCGAAATGTTCATGGAAGTTTGATTCAAGTGTTCGTGCTTCGCACAAGAACTTTGAGAAAGATTATCTCCGTAATTTACCAAACATGATTATCATGCACATGCACAAATATGATAAGTCAAGAGTGAATCTTCACGATTGTCATCAGGATTGGTTTTCATGGGCATTTAGCGATATCTTCGACTTCTTAACACTTTTCTTCGGATTGTTTATTTGGTTTATTTTTGATTTACCTTTATTTGGTATTATATTGTTTAGTATTTGTCAATATTTCATAAATTATAAAATAAAAAGGCGTTCGAATTACAGGTTTAAATATCGTGTTGGAGCTAGTATCCTAAGGAGGGTTTTCCGCAACGTATATTCTAGAATTGAAGTGGATATGTTAAAGATAGAAAAGGTGAATTGGAAAGAACCTACAGTAATAGTATTACCACATCAGAATCCTTTAATTAGCATGATAATGCCTTATATCTTCTTTCAGTTCACAACACTTGGTGTTCGTAAGGTCAGAGCAGTCGTACCTGAAAGCGCTGTGATTTCACCTCTTCAGAAATGGACTTTCCAATTCTTTGGAGTTATTGTCGTAGATGACAAGATCAATCCAACACCTAATACGACTCGCGAACTGATTGGAAATTTTGACTGTCCATTAGTATATATGTGTCCATCAACTCCATCATCTGCAGATCCTATTGTATCGCATACACTTATGATACCTAATGTACAATATATACACGTTCATGCATTATCATCGGACTTGTCTATTGACAATGCAGTGGCTAAGGGATCTAATCTTGGTGTTTGGTGGTGTCTTAAGCGTATTCTTTTTCGACAACCGGAACCTCGTCCGTCTCTTACAATTACTATAAGTGATACAGCAACCCGAAAATATTATGATAATCCGATTCCAGTGCAAATGGAAAATAGAGGTATAAACGTTTTGGATGATTAAAAATAAGATAAATTTTTTTCATTATAAAAGCAAAAAAAATAATGATCAAAGATATTAAAAAAAAAGAATTGTGTAAATTTTTTTGAATAAATTTTAGAATATTTTTATTGATTTATTTCTCTAATAAATCTTCTTGTTTTATTATTTTCTCTATATTCTTCCAAATTGATATCAAAACATTTTGATTCTTTACCTAAATCATTTGGGATTCCAAGAAGAATGGAACTATCTTGATGAACCGGTAAAAGGAATAATTTCCAACCACCTCTTTCACAAAAATGTATTCCGTAACCTTCAAAAAATTTTATAATAGTTTGAATTGCTTTTTCTTTTGATTTTATAGGATTACAAAATAATTCATGAAATTCTAAGTCTGGTCCTCTAATAAATAACAGATAACCATCTTTGTTTGGATTATCAGGATATATACTTTCAAGTTCTTTTATTAAATAATCTGAAAGTGGTTCATCTATATTAGTTTGATGATTAATATTATAAGTTGTATTTTTGTTTATCATTTATGAATAAAAAAGGATAAATTTGAAATTCAAATTTTTATTATATTCAAATTATATATATGGAAAATACAACTATTATAGAATCTAAAAAATCTAAAAAATCTAGAAAAGATATGATAAAAAATCTATCTGAATTTATGGTTGGTAGTGTATCTTTAGTCCAAACTGGTTGTACATTAGATGGTGGTGAATTTGGAGGATATGTGTTTAGTTTTAGAACTAAACATGGTGTAGTATTTGTAGACTGTACAATGGATCTAGATATAGAAACTCCATTTAGTAAATTAATGAGCTAATGCAACTTACTCATATGTATATAAAAATATTGTAAAATAAAGTTACTATTTGTGTAAAAAATGTTATTTGTTAAAAAGGAACAAAATTAGGTTCCGAGGTTTTGATTATTGGTGAAGAATATACTAGCAAAACATGTAGTAATTGTGGAACGCTCGAAAACAAATTAGGAAACGAAGATATTTTAAAATGTAAGAATTGTGGTCTATGTATTGATAGAGATACTGACGGAGTTCGAAATATACTTATCAAACACTTAAAATAGATAGTTTCTATAGGCAAATGCTTCGTCGCCTTTGGTTTACAAATAAACCATAGCCCGAAGGGCGTATACGGCTTCGCCTATAAAATTAGAGATATATAATATTTCTTTATGGAAAGCAGATGATTGTATAGATTTCAGATATGCCATCGGCAATAATCAAAAAAAAATAAGGATCTAAACTTTAAGTATGGTTATTTGTAATATTTTCAATTTGTAATATATTCCAATATTCTTATTGATTATCAATAGGATAGAAGCGGTTCTTATCATTTATCACAAGTTCCATATGATTGTCCTCCTTGTCCTAATAATATTAGTTTGTTTAAATTCTTAAATTATATTTGTAAGGTAGCACAAAATCTACCGTTCCATTTGCAGTATGCATCATGAAAACCAGGCAAATTACCTAAATTGCATTTTTTTCTGTTTTTCCTATTTTTGAATACTACTCTACATATTTGATTAATTTCTTGATAAATTTCAATAATATTACCATCATGAAGTTTATTTAAGATGCGTCTACCTTCAGTACGCTTTATCATAATGCTTGGTATATCAATTCCTAGATTATTGGGAAAATTAAATCCCATTTCTTCAAGTCCACCTATATTATTTATTACGATAACACCAATAGAACCAGCACTTTGGCATGCTTTGATTTTGGATGTAAATAAACATTCACCTCTTTTCACTATAGCTATTTTCCCACTAATATTTTTTTTATTAACTAATTCTACAATATCTTTTGGGTACTTTCCACATGCTAAAAAAGGATCTGCTATAACCAACTCGCCTTTAGAAAATAGTTTTTGAGGACCAAATAAAGCTTTTTTAGTATGTATTTTTTTACCTGAAATTCTTGTAATATAATCTAGCGAATGGATACTTCTTGTTCTAGGTGATGCCTGATTTATTCTTGGTGTATTCACTAAAATATTTGGTGTGCGTTTATTTTGAATATTCGTTATTACATTTAAAATACCAATATCCAAGAGTTTATTTTTAACTTCTCTTGCTGATGCATATGGATATTTTTCCCATATCATACTTGCTACTCCTGCTACAATTGGAGTTGCCACACTTGTACCACTAAATGTTGAAATTGCATAATCATTTTCAGAACTGGCTGCAGATATTTCACTAGCAGGTGCAAATATATCTATACAAGAACCAACAGAAGAATATGGCCAGATCCAATCAAATATAGTTGTCCCAGCAACTGTTATTATATGTTTTCCTTTTGCTCCACTTGGTGATTGTTTGCAAGAAACTACTCGTGGATTATTTCCAGCTGCTACAACTATAACCACATTATCATGAAGTTTTACAATTTTATTTAAAGCTTTATTTTCTGGACCACCTAATGACATTGATATTATCTTTCGAGTAGAGGGACATTGCTCTTTTTCGGTAGCTGCCCATTCTACTCCCTTGATTATATCTCCCCATGTTCCAGTTCCTTCATCATTCAATACTTTAACTGGAATCAATGTAACTTTTTTGGCAACACCAAATTTTATACCTGCGGCAATCGAAGAGCAATGCGTTCCATGACCATCTATATCCTCAACTGTATTTGATGTAAAACTTTTTCCTAATGTAACGTTCAAATTTATAAATTCAGAGTGTGTAACTCTTAAACCTGTATCCAATATATATATACATGTACCATTTCCAGAATAATCTGGATTATAAAAACCAGAAAGAGGTAAGTTAGCTTGATCAATTCGACTTAATCCCCAATTCTCAAGTTCTAAAGTCGGGGAAAACGTTGGGAAATTTGTAGGTGGTTC